CTGAATTAATATTAAATCCCACTGCCTTGTAACAGCTGATAATATATTGATTGCTGCCAGTTTCTTTCCAGCGACCTGCTCTAGCATCAGACAATGCTGTGTCAATGTTTTTTGACAGCACAGCAAATACAGCATTAGGATCTGCATTAGGATCTAGTTTAGCTGGAAATCCTCCAGCTGTACTATATGCACCCGGATTAGCTTCTTTGGTAACTTTTTCTAAAGGACCTTCGTGTGGTACTTCGCCACGGCCAGTTAATCCTACCTCAGCTTCTGCAGTGGTAGTGGCTAATGCACCGCTGGTTGCTACTGCTGTAGATTGTGTAATTGATATCGAAACCTGTACAGCCTCTGGCGAACCGATAGCTGGACTAGGGCTAGCTTCTTCCCATAGTGCTATTAATTTCTTATTAGCATAAACATCGTTGGCACGCCATACATCAAGTATTGGTGGTCCTAGTCCGGTTCTATATGGCATATTCTAATCCTAGGCTAATTTAATGCCTGTGGTACTTTGTATAAATTGATCAGCAAATGCCTTGTCTGTGGCTTCTGCGACTGTAACAGTGATTTTAGATAATTTTATTTCTTTTTCTGGATTCACAGTGAATAGATAAGGCATAAGTCCAGGACCTCTTTCTCCCATACCAATCACCATAGGTCTTGACAATTTATAATGGCTGTCTGTCTCCGCGGCCAACTTAGCTACGATTTCTTCACCCGAAGTGAGTTTTAAAGTAATTACTTCACCTACTGTTACACCTTTATCAATTAGCATTTTCTAACCTTTTCTTTAATTCTTGAAATCCACCTATTAGTTCTCCATCGAGAAAAATCTGTGGTACTGTTCTTGCTGTGGGCACTGCTTCTAATAAATCTTCTCGAGTGAACCCATATCCTACTTTTTTTTCTTCAAATTCTATACCTTTAATTTTGAGTAGGCTTTTAGCCTGCTCGCAATAAGGACACATGTCCTTGCTCCATACCACCGCTTTCATATTATTATCCCGAATAAACAACTCCACCTTTCTTGTCTGTGACACGCACCAGCAATGCTCCTTGATTCTTTTTAGCCAAAGCCGCAGAAATAGCTGCCTGCTCTGTACCATAGCTGCCTAGTGTAGTCCAAGATTCGTAAGGTGAGTTTCTTTTAAATTGTGCTTTGTACATGTTTATTATATAGCCGGAAGGGCATCATAGTCAATATTTTCGCTCATTACACCGATAACATAATTAGTGCTTTCGTTTTCTTGTAGAGCTGTTTGTTTTTTGCTGGTATCTGAATGCTTGTTGAACCATGGAATTGGTGTTACTTTAGGTGCAGGATTGGTATACTTGATACCGATTTCTTTTAATGCTGTGACTGCGGTATAGTCCACAAAGTCTTTAAGAATGTTAGCATTCAAACCGATAACTGGCCCTTTTTGGAATAGATAATCTGCCCAGGCTTTTTCTTCACGAATGACATCTAGATACATCTGATAAACTTCTGCTTCGCATTCCGCTTTGGCTTTGGCAAATCTTTCATCTTCTTTGACCACTTGATTGATCAAATAAGCAGTCCATCCTTTGTGTAGTAGTTCATCTTGCAGAATTAAACTGATAATGTTGCCGTTACCAATAAAGATCTTGTTCTCTACCATTGCAAGACTTGTAGCGAATGATACCATAAAACGGAATGCTTCTAGAGCATAACTAGCATTCAATGCTAGCCAAATTGCTTTGATATGTTCCTGCTCCGGGAATTTTTCTAACATTTCTTTACGGCAATTGATCATGTGTAGTCGATCATAGTATAATCCTACACTTGATGCCATTTCAACAATCTCTTTGGTATCGTGGATAGTAGCGAATACATCTTTAGGCACATTGTAGATGTTGCGAATGATGTGACTGTATGAACGACTGTGAATGTTTGTTTCAAAAAATGTCCAGTTGTAGACCAGTGCTTCTAATTCTGGAAGACTTACGACCGGAGTAAAGATTTGGCTTGGTCCGCGACCCTGCAAACTATCCAACGCAGTTTGCCTTAAAAGGTTGCTGGTAAAGATATGTTTAACTGCATCGCTGGCATCTTTGAAGTCGTTGGCGTCTTTGCTCAAACTGATTTCTTCTGGCACCCAAAAGAAACCACGTGCTGTTGTTTCAAAGTCTGCGATCTTTTTATATTTTACTTCTTCAAATCTTTGAATGGTAACTGGACCTGCTGGGTCGAGAAACATCTTACGATTTAGATAGTCTGTTTTTGTGTTTAAATTATATTGCGCTTGACTCATAGTTTACATGCCTCACAATCTTCGTCAATGGATGTTTCTACTTCACGCTCATTGTGGAAACCGTTGTAGTGTACTTCTGGTGTTGATTCTTCTACAGCTTTTGAACCTGCTTTGTTGATCAAACTGTAATAGAATGTTTTGATACCCCATAGCTGTGCCTGCATGAGATTTTTAATGATCAATGTAGTTGGCACTTTGCGATCTGCAAAGTGCGCCGGATTATAGAATGTGTTAGTTGAAATGCTTTGATCCACATAGGCTGCCAACACTGCTGCGGTTTTGAGATAACCATCGCAGTCCTTCTGTTCCCACATCAATTGATATTTGTTTTTAAGCCTGTGATACTCTGGTACTACCTGTATAAAGGATCCTGCTTTGGATTCTTTAACTGTGATTAAACTCATAGGCATTTCAATACCATTGGTTGAGTCAATGACTACCGAACTTGATTCTACTGGAGCAATGGCCATTAACGTGGCATTTCTAACCCCATACAGTTTCATGTCCGTGCGTAATGTTTCCCAATCTAGTTCTGGCGCAAAGTCTGCTAGTTCATTAACTCCTTTAGCACGTAACTCCCACGGAAATGTTCCCTGGCCGTATCGTGTATGTGTGCTATCTAGACAAGGTCCTCGCTCTCGGGCAAGCTCAACAGTTGCTTCTGTTAGATAGAATGCTTGATGCTCCATCCACGATTTAACTTCTTGCAGTGATTCTTTCTCACCATACTTGAATCCACGTTTGGCGTGCCAATAAGCAAGATTAGTAACACCAATACCTAAGGGCTGTATCTCATCATTCGAAAGTTTACTTTGAATTGATAAGAAGTCTTGATAGTCTAGAATGTTGCATAGACTACGTTGCAATATTCGACATGCACGACGCATGTCTTCTGGGTTACGGAACGATCCCCAGTTGATAGATCCCAGGGTACATAACGCTATGCGTCCAGCCTCGTCGTCTAATCTCTTAAATGGACGGGTTGGTAATAGGATCTCACAGCATAAGTTACTTTGATAGATGGTATGATATTCAGGATCAAAAGGACCTTGATTCATTACATTATCAATAAACACCAAGTAGATGCGACCAGTGTCTGTGCGTTCTTTTAGAATGCCTGATTTGAATACTTCTTCAGCACTCATTGTTTTTTTACGTAAATCTTTACGTTTTTCATACTTGACATATAGCTCTTCAAATAGCTCAGTGTTCTTATAGAACGCTTCATATAAATCAGGTACTTCGTTAGGATCAAAGAATGTGATATGTTCTTTGTTTTTAAATCTGCGCCAGAAGAAAGCAGACAGCACAACACCGTAGTCCATGTGTCGCACTCGTGTCTCTTCTGTGCCTTGGTTATTCTTCAATACGATTAAGTCGTCAAACTGATGATGCCAAATAGGATAAAACACAGTAGCTGATGCATTACGAATACCGCCTTGTGAACATGAACGCAGATCGCCAAACCATTTCTTCAAGAAAGGTATCATACCCGTGTGCATTATCTCACCACCTCTGATGGGACTACCAAGTGGTCTTAGACGACCAACCTCCAAGCCAATGCCTGCACGTTTGCTGGCATACTTGGCCATCATCTCCCCAGAAGCAAATATGCTATCCAGATCGTCGTCACTGCGGATAAGCACACAACTAGAAAACTGTTTAGTTGGAGTGCCAAGACCAGCCAACACAGGTGTAGCAAGAGTAAACAAACCATCTGACGCACAGTTGTAATACTCTCTGATGTAACGCATACGGGCTGTGTTAGGTTCTTCCTTATGAAAGACCGTAGCGGCCGCGACCATATACCTAATTTGTGGAGTCTCATAGATCTCCTTCGTAGCGCGATTGCGTACAAGATACTTCTCAATAAGTTGTTCAATGGCTGCATAACTATACTGTTCGTCCTTTTCATGATCCAACATGTCATTCATTCTATTCCAGTCGTCTTCGGTATACCACTCTAGTAGTTCTGGAGTATAAAGACCTACTGCAACATTTTTCTTTACTATGTCGTATAAGTGAGGCGGTGTGTATGAACCATACACATCTTTACGCAACATGCTTAGGCGTTGTTTGCCTGCCACGTATTGATAATTAGTATGTCCTACATCTGGATTATGTTCAACGTCGATTAGATCTACAATAGCACGTAGAGTGATTTCATCTATCTCTTCTGTAGTGATGCCGTCATAAAAACTTAATTGTGCTTTGATTTCGATCATTGACTGACTGACGTCAGCTGTGCCTTGGCATACCTTTGCTACCTGTGCCTGCCACTTTTCGATCATTAGTGGCTCTTTCGCTCCGCTTCTCTTAATTACTGTAATTGTCATCTACGCCTCAATATTCTATTTTATTCTTGTTAGATTCATATTTATCAGAATCAGTTTTTCGACCACACTAGGATGGTTTCAGTTTGATCCAAACTGTTAAAATTAACTACACCACCGTATTGCAGATTCAAAACATGCTGCTTGTCGACTACCAACATATATCTCGTTTCTTTAGTGAACATAGACGTATGTATCTCGCATTTGGAATCCATAAACCGACGTGTTAATTTAATAGTATACAGCATTCCTAGAGCGATAGCAAGATCATCTAGGTGATTGTCTAATACTAAATGCCATGGATCGGGCCACTCTGAAGGATTTTGGGGATTAAGATATGGACTAACAAATGGAGCACGGCTCCAAAATTTAGCGACATCTTCAAAAGGAGTATCGCTGACTTCTAAACTATCTCTAAATTCTTTCCAATCTGTTAATCTATCTGTGCCGTGCTTGTTAAACACCGTAGGCAACATCAAATGATATT